AAAAACTCTTGTTGTGGGAACTGGTTTCCAACTATTCCGCTAAACATCAACTTAAAAATCTCGTATGTCAGGTCCACATCGTTGCGGGAATACTCTGCATACTTTGCAATTTCTTCTTCGCTAAAATCAGTTAGCCGCTTGGCTAACGCTCGGGTAACTTCATCACCCTTGTCTCCAACGCCGTAGCGTTCAGACACAGCCTTTAGGCTCACACTCTTCTCCGTGCCATGTAACGCACGGGCCATGCACATTGTATCAAGCCACAGTTTCGGCTTCACACCAAATCGCCACCCTAGTATCGCCCCATCAAACGCGGTGTTATGGCAAAGTATAGCGCAGGACGAGAGGTCTACGTGCGATAAGAAACGTGTAGTGAGTTCCTCACCTTGTATCCAACGTGTGGGCTTATCGTTCTTTTTTACGGCTAACCCAATAATCTCAAATCTATCATCGCGGATATATTCTTCAGTCGTCATCTTCGACAGGCTGTACTCCTTGTCGTAGTACGTCTCGAAATCCAGCGTCACTATGTCCATCTTCGTCGTCCTCCCACGGTGCTTTGGGTAGCGTTACTTTTTTGTCGTTGAAGCGAGCGTCATAGACGCCCGCCCCAATCTTCGCTTTCTTGGACTTACTAGGCTTACGAACGTAAGGCACTGGCAATCTCTCCGCCGCAAGCCATGTACCCTGCACCGTCAACCCAATTATCTTTAGACTTTGGGTTAGACTTTATTCGCGCAACCTTGAGAAGGTTCATCATAACCGCAACATCTGTCGGGGTTATTTGCGCGTCCAGATGCACAGACCAGTATCGTGCAATGGTGTTGAAGTTATTCTCCATGTCACCATGCTCCGCAGCACGATCCTTCGTCACGTAGTCTTTAGCTGTGTCGAGAACGTCGGCGCGTGTTACGGTTAGATTTACTTCTTCCAACACCTCTTTCGGTGTGCCGATACGTTGCTTTAATTTGTGAACATACGATGGTGAGCAGCCACACGCTTTAGCAACCTTTGTAATCGCTGCGTTAGGGTGTTTTACCAAATACGCCCAAACTTTTTGTTCTTTCTTACCCATAATTATTCTCCTTTAAAATGGTGGCTCCTCGCCACTCTTGCTAGGTTTCCAAACAACATCCAAGCCGTGCATGGCGTAGATGAACTCTTCAAGGGTGCGACCGTACAAGCCGCACCCCCGATCCTTATCACTCGTAGTCAAGTGCAAACCACTCGTCGTCGAGCGCCCACAAAACGTAAGACGCTTTTGTTTGCGTACCCTTACGTTCTATCTTTGCTTCCCATATCTCACCCGCAGTGTGCATACGCTGCAACGCAAGCTGAACTGCTGCGGTGTCAGAAGTTAGCTTACTGGCTAACTCCCCAACCCTGTGCGGATATGAGTGTTCTTCGTCACGCATAAGAGCCGTAATGCGGTCCTCTAGCGTAGCTTGCTGCACCCTCGGTGAAGGTGTTTCGTCAAACGGATCTATCCCGTCTAATAGCACAACCTTACCCACCACCTTGTGGGGGGTGTTCGCCTTGTGGCTACCCATGTTAGGCGCAACACGCGCCGTAAAGAAATCGCCTTCTTGCAGATTATTGTTTTCGATATAATTTTTACCGACAAAACAGCTTGCGCCCTCAGTAGTGACAGCAAACCCTGCGCCCCCTGCATTATGCGGGATACGCTCCATAATCATAACGACTTCTTTTACTTCGCCAAAAAGTTTTTTCAGTTGTTCGTGTGTGATATCCATTGCGGCTATCTATTCTCCATTTTGAATTTTTATTATTTCGGCCTGTAACAAACCAAGATTATCCTCGTTAATAATCAGTGCTACTCCTCCTGCTGTGTCTATATCGTCCAAGTTTTTCTGTTGCAGCGGGGTCGGTTTATTCTTCCCCGCCTTACATTCGATGCCAAGGAAGTACCCTCCCAGACATGCCACTACATCAGGCACACCACTGCGCCCATACCCACCCGTCACAGGGTAGAAGTAATACGCACCCGCATCTTTAAGAATGCGTACTACCTTCTTCTTTACCTTCGCTTCCGGTGTCATATCTTCACCCCTGCGTCACGAAGGTTCTTCACGTAAGTATCTAACTCCTCACGAGCTGCAAAGAGTTCTTGCTTTACGCGGGGCCTCGCATCATTGCGCCACTGTTCTTCTTGTAGGTTGTCTACCTGCCGCTTGAGCCAACGCAACTGCGCCTGTTGGAACGTGCTTAATTCTGTGTCACCCATCTACAACTCCTTCTAAAGGGCGCGTACACTCCAAGGGAATTTTATAGCACACGGAAAACGACAACATATCCAACTTTTCTCTACTGACGGGGTTAGCCTCATGGCTAACGTAAAAGACATGACGGTCTTTGCGAAAACCTACGCCTTCGATTACGTGACCATAGTCATCTTCCCCCATCATCATAAGCACCGCTAGTTTTCCCTGTATCCAATCTGGTAAATCACTTACATACTTACCAAAGTTTTCTACCTCGTAACACTCTGTGCCTAAACACGTTACATCGACAGCAAACGATGAAGGTTGTATGTAAATGCGATATACCGTCTCGTCAAGGGGGGTGTCAAGATTTATAATTTTAGGTTTGAGCGACATAGAACAGTCTCCCTGCGAGCGCATGAAAGCCGACATTCGGAACAAACGTACCTTGCTCAACCATCTGCAATGTGAACACCTTACGTTTAAGCTCTTCGTCTAGCTGATCCACATCGCACCCGTAATGATTGCTTGGGTCTGGCTCCCAATTCCACTCCTTACCATCCATGTTAGTGTACACGTTGGCCGACTGCGTACCGCGTGGCGAGATGTTGATATACACAGCGGTAAACATATCCTTACCGGAGGACGTGTCCTCGTCTCTGTAATTAATAAACGCTTTGATCTTCTCACCAAAGTTTGCGTCAAGCCATGTATGCCCCATATTTACGAGGTTTCTAAACTCTTGCTCCAAGGGCGAGTTATTGCCACGACTTAGATCATCGGTGACATCGTTAGCCAACTGTCTAACCTTCCGCGAACTGTAGTCGTCTATATCTCGCATCTGTCTACGCAGATTTTTACGCTCGGTTTCCACAGCTACGTGACACGGTATAGTACGTAGGTGGCGTGTAGCGTTGGCTAGACCCTTCTCGAAATGCTTGGCAAACGACATGTAGTGCTGTGCGTTGTAGTCGTTGTACCTACAGTTTTCGATGTTGCGACTGTGAACAATATACGCAACATTTCCGTTGGCTTTATCAGTGAAGTCGCCGTAACCCACAAAACCTAGCGCATAGATTTCGTTCTCACGATAGATCCAAACGCTGTTCCTACGCTTGTAGCTCCACTTTGCTTTTAGTGCAGCGGCCACAGCATCTGCGAACCTAGCTACCTCATTTTCCACATAGCTATTGTTCTCTGCCTGTTTCATCGCTTCTGATGTTAAGTACGGGCTGTATCCCATAGTCATTCTCCATTTTTATATTATGATTTGAAACCAAGGTGCTTGTTCACCCAGTTATTGTATTTGTTTCGTATTGCTGACAGATCCTCCTTCGTCTCTACTTTTTGCACTTTGTAAGAGGCGTGTTGCCACCACCCATCGGCTGTGGTTTCCGCGAACTCTACAAACAGAGGTAGGCGCAGCGGGTGTTCGGGGTCGGTGATGATACTCCTACAATTCTTCACGTTGTAGGTATCTCTGGATCGTATGAACCCTGTGCCCTCTGTTTCTGAATAATAGTCATACGCCTCGGTGCGCATCTTTCGGATGTAGTCGTTATCCGTAAGCGGCAGCATGTTTGCGATTGTCATGCCCCACTCAAAGAACTCTCTCAGCGGCTCCTTGAACTTGGCTTTCAACGCTTTGTTGACACGAGGTGGTGTCGGCAGATCCTCGCCTGTTTCTGGATCACGTAGCCACTTCCCGTCAGGAGTTAGCTTGAAGGCTAACGCCGTGTTGTCTTTACGATTAGTCCACTCCTTCCAATGGGGGTTCACCTCTTTTGGCACGGTTTTACCTTTGGCTAGGAAATGTCTATCGTGATCGTCGTACCTAATATACTGCTTCCCGTTGTACACTAGGAAGTACATACCTCTCGGTACGTGGCGTGTTAGGAACTGATACCTACTGACATGGTTCCACGGCCCTGTACCGTTGCGTATCTTAACGCTTGTGGTTCCGTCACGATGCTTGCGCCATACGACAGCAGCATAAAATTCGGTATCCGCTTTGGTAGGGGTTCTGTCGGTGCCCCACGCTTTGAACACGGAGTCGCCATAGCAATACCCGTCAACCAACGCATAACAGTAATCGCTGAGTTTAACGATGCGCTCCCACTTACGCTTACGATCCCCGATGGGTCGGATATCTTCCGCTTTGGTGTGGCATTTCGATATCAAAGGTTTGACAGCATTGTAGTGATGCTCCACCTCTGCAAAAGTTTGGAATGCTGAATATGTAAGTGCCATTAGTTATTCTCCTGTGTTGGCCGTGTTTTCGGCCTGATTATATTTGAGACGCCCTCCGATACTTCGCAGAACATCATTATGTTATTGCCGTACAAGTCATACAACTCGTCGTACAATGGCGCTGCAATATCATTCTGCATCACCGCTTGGCAGTCGGCTTCGGTTTCAAACCACACCACCGCTTCGACTTCTTTGCCCTGCAACTCGTAGTGCAAGATCAACGCCGTGAAATACTCAATCATCGACCTCAGCCTCCATATGTAAAAAATCAGTGAACGTATCACATAATTGGCTGATCGTAGTGCCTAAAGCCATATCACGCTGATCCTCTGATGTTGTTAGCACCAACAATCCGCCCAAGGCTCTCGCCAAACTAACTGTAGCCATCGGTCCTTCCTCGTTATGATCTTCCAAAAATCGGCCCATAGTTTTTAACGCGGCATTAAACGATTCATCTGCATCAAATTTAAAATTATCCATCACACTCCCTCCACAAAATCCAAATCAAAGCTGTAAAAAATTCAATCATCATAATCCCTTTCGATTTCGCCAAGCCCCCCACAATTATCGCACTCTCGTTTGTACTCTTCCAAGTACCCATATGGGTTGTCGTTACTCATGCAGACTGCTCGCTCTGCGCTTACCTCCCCTTCTCCGCTACATTCGGGGCAGCGGATGAACGGGTTATCTACAAAAATATTATTCACCTAATACTTCCTCCACATTATAGATAATTTTATGGTTTTCATCGCGGTCGTAGTCACCATCGTAACTCTTAACGAAATAGTCTTCGATATCACCTTCAACTAAATTAATTGCGGCATCTTCGTCATCGGCTTCCACCACATGCATCTCGCATACTGTGTAACTTCTAAACACTTTATACTTCATCTGGTTCCTTCCTCTTCAAAGGATTGACCCAACACAGGGTCATCCCAATCACAATTCCCACATACACCACCACTTTTGTCGAAGTATTCTTCTTTGACACCTTCATGGCAGATCACGCAGTAGCACCCACTTTTCCCTTCTATGTCGCGCCAATCATCCATCACATATCCTCCGATTTGATGTGAATTGTTTTGCCGTTGGTCGGACGCGCACTCGCATTGTCCAACACGCACCACAGGGTCGGATGATGCCAGTTGCCCCAGCCTCCGAATAGATACCCATCGGTCAACAACACGATAGCTTGCGGGTCGAGCTTATGCTCTGCGATGTAGTTAGCCACACAGCTAACGTCCGTGCCGCCACCGCCTTCGGGCTGCGTGGTGTGTATCATGTTGTCCAACTCGTACTGCTCGTACACTTCAGCACGACAGATCGCTGTGTCCCAATACAAGATGCGAACCCGCTCGGGGCGTAGCATATCGCAGATGGATTTCGTCTCGGTCATAAACGCAGGCAACACTCCCGGCGCGAATGTCGAGCCTGACGTGTCGATGCCAAGTATCAACTCGCCAATGGTCTCGCTGAACGTCGATGGCAGATACACGTTTTGTGCAATGAACCTACGCTTGGGCTTACGCCACGTCGAATTGTCGTTACCCGCACAGGTAGCCATGAAGAACTCGCGGAACGGTTCTCTCCAATCGACCTTGGGCTGCAACAACTCCTCCATGTCACGACTGCCACCGCTTCCGGTTTTGCCTGCCACGATGTTGCCCTGACGGATTGCCTCGTCGATCTCACGCTCTAGCTCGCGCTTCTCCTCCTCGGTCATCTCCTTAGCACTTTCCCAATCGTGATCGTCGAATGGTTCACCGTCACCATCGCCGCCACCATCGCCACCGCCGCCTTCACCGTCACCGCTTTCACCGCCTTCGCGTTCTTTGCGCTTCTTGTAGATGTCGTCAAATATTTTAGCTGTGCCCCAACCACGATAGGTCTCGTCGAGACAGCCGCCTTCGATCCACTCCACGAACTCTCCATACTCGTCGAGTATCTTGATGTTGATTTCATAGTCCATCGCACGGTTGGCTGTGTCGGAACACTTCTTCCAGAGATGCCGCCACGTAATCAAGTGACGATACATCTTGTGATACATCTCATGCAGAACGAGAAAGCGTAGCTGCTTGTCGTTCAGGCCGCGTACAAACTCACGCCCATACCACTCGTCACGTCCATCGGTACATGCCGTGCGTGTCTTGTCACATACAACACGCTTGCCCAACATAACCAACCCGCCAATGGCAGGTTGTTTGTGCATGATTTGAACAACGGCTTTTTCGAGCCGCTGCTCCTCGGTTAGCTTACCGCCTAACTGTAACATTGTTTAAACCTCCCTTAGTTTTTTCAATAATTCATTTGCTTCTTTTATGGTTACTAACGCTTGTGTTCTCGTCGAACTGTTGCCTGCGCGACCTGAAACGTAGTGTTCCAACATAGCTTTGAGATCGACAATAACGTTGTAAGTGTCTTCCTCTAGTTGGATCATCTCGTTCACTTCATGGTTGATAGTGGTCATATCAATCCTCCTTTTGCTTACGCTTCATGCTTGCCGCAGCGCGGCGGGTTGCACGGTTTACTGTTTCTGGGTTCTCTAAAATTTCTTCCAGATATGATGGGTCTATGTCTTCGACCGGCTTGCCAATCGCTAATTTCTTTTTCCCTGCATTTTTTACTCTTTTCCCTTTCATCTGCTATTCTCCTTATTGATCTGATGAAAACATATGCGAGTTATCCGCTGCCCACTGCGTGAACTTGCGGTTCTGCATGACCATCGCCTGCTTGCTGTATCTTGGCGCACGGACACCATTGGCAAACATACCTTGCGCCTCGGCATCTAGCCGCGCCATATAGTCCATCCAAGAGTTGAGCCAGTCTTGTTCGATAGCTGCCAATGTCCGATAGACCACCATACAGATACCTGCCGCTGTGGTTGGAACCTTGGCGTTTTTGGGATCGGATTTGATCGACTCCAAACTAGGTAGCTGATCGGCTAACTTGAGGTGAGCCATCAGATCCATGCCGCCACGCATACCAATCGTACCAATGAGCAGCGCGGTCAGAGACTTGTCATTGAGCTTGTCGCGCATCTTCATGTAGTTTGACGCCTTGTGCATAGACCTCGCTGTGCAGAACGATCGACGCCCCTGCGCTTTGGGGTGGTTGATGTAGACGTTATCCTCGGGGTCTTTCACATCGTCAGACGATGCCAACACCTGCGGGTTGTCCTTGACCCATGCAAGCGTGACGTGATCAGCTTTAAGGTTGATCATGTGTTCGATCCACTCTATCGCATTCGGCTTGCGCATCCGCACGAATGTAACGCGGTTGCAAGTATGCGGCAGGAACGTGTCGCCCACATTCTCGAACCCAAGGTTAGTCGTCGCAAAGACAACGCTCTCTGGGTGTAGCTCATGCATACCGATCATTCGCTCTTGGAACAAACGATTGAGCGGGTTCTGGATAGCGCGGTTCTTGCCCGCCTCGTCGATCATAATAATGAGCGGCGTATCCTTGAGGTGCATACCAAGCTCCTCGTTAGTCGCAAAGCTAACATAGTCGTTGCCTTCCAAATCCTTGAACTTCGGCAACATCAGGTCGCCCGCATCGGCCTTAGTCGTGCAGTCGAAATAGATCGCCTTGTGGTCAGGTAGATCCTCGGCCAACACCTTGAGGATTGATGACTTGCCGCTGCCCATCTCGCCCTCGACGATTATGGTTGTCTTGTCCTCTGGTGGCAGAGGAACTTGGATTGCAATGGCGTTAGCGATTTCTTCGATGCTCAGTGCATACATTGTGTTAGTTGACATGAGGTTTCTCCAATCTGTTTATATGTCTAGTGTTGGCAGCGCAGCGATGGCTGCATCTACTTCGGCTTTTGTCTGCTTGCGCAGCGACTCGTCGTCACGCAGGGCAGCGGGTGTGACTCCTAGCATCGCATCTTCCAGACGTTCAGCCATAGCAGTCATGTGGGGGGAGTTAGCTACGTTGCTAACTTTGAGCAGTCCGACCATCTCGGTCACGTTGGACACAAGCGTATCGCGGAATGTTTTGGCTCCGACCTTGCGGCGCTTGGTACGCCCCGCATCGTCCACGTATTCTACGATATCGGTCTCGTAGTCGAGGCGCTCCGACATGTTAGACAGCGCGTCATAGGTACGCTTCCATATGTCACCCATCGCAGTCTCGAACTGCGTGGTGTAGAACTTCTCGTACTTGTTAGCCAACTGGCTAATTCCTTCGTTAGCGATGTCCAAGCGGAAGTCGCCAGAGGTAGGCAGTGGCATTTCATCGAGGGTGAATGAGAACTTGCGTGACAACTTCTCTAGGCTTGGATAGTCGTCAGGGTTTGCAAGATCACCCAAGAACAAGTGCGCGTCCTCGACAGCCTGCTCATAGTTATCCAAGAACTCTTGAACCAACTCATAGAACTTGTTCTGCATACCCGTCATTGCTTCGGTGTATTTGAAATACTGCGCGGTCGGGCATAGCTGCCAACCCGTCT